CCCGACCCGCACGACGCGAACCGCGAGACGGTGATGCTCATCCACGCAAACAGCACGGGGCGCGTGCTCTCCAACTGGGAGAAGGCCCAGCAGGCGCGGCGGCTCAAGGAGGCGCTCGTCGCCATGCGCGAGGGCGGCGCGGAGCTGCCGGGGCGCATCCGCGATCTCGTCGCCGAGGAGATGCAGATGAGCGCGAGCAAGCTCGCGCGGCTGGAGGCGATTGGGAACAGGCTTACCTACCGCCCGTGGGTTGAGCTGTGGAAAGCGGGAGAGCTCAACGAGAGCGTGGCATACCGGCTGAGCATGCTCGAATGGGAGGAGCAGAAGCGCGTCTGGCTCTGGCTCAGTGAAAACCGGCCGGGGCTTTCCGCAGAGAAGATCGCGCTCAAGGATGTGGAGGCTGCTATTAACCCCGAGCCGGAGGAGGACGAAACGGAAGATGTGTCCAATTCGGACACAGGCGGGGACGACAATCCCTCCGGCGCTGCGCGCCACCTCCCTTTACACAAGGGAGGCGCAGAGGCGGGGAGCCTTAAGTGGCGGCGCTGCCTTGTCGATGAGCCGGAGGAGGGACAGCTTGTGCTTGTCGTCGATCCGGACATTGCCTCCATGCCGGACGTGTGCGCTTATCTCGGCGGGCAGTTCGTTGACGGTATTGGGCACGGCGACGCGATGGAGGTCAAGAGCTTCTGGCTCTGGCTGCCGCTGCCGCCGCTTCCGTGGGAGGTGAGTGAAGAATGAGAAAACCGTATGATCCGTTTCTGCGGGTGCTTGTCAAGCGGCCGGGGCTGCCGCTGCGGGCGGAGGTCGTGGAGAACACGCTCCGGTCGATGCAGGAGCTTGTCGACGGGCCGATCGAATGCGTCACGGTCACGGAGGACCTTGCCATCGTGTGCAACGAGGAGGGGCGGATCCGCGGCCTTTCGCCGAGCGCCTCGATCCTCCGGATGCAGTTCGTCGGGCCGGTCGCGTTCGTCGGCGTGCGCGGCGAGGACTTCATGAGCATCACCCGCAAGGGCGAGCGGCTCGTCCGCCAGATCGTTAAGGAGGCGGGGATTTGAGCAGCAAGTCAAAGAACAACACGCGCCGCCAGAGCGCGACGCAGCTCGGCAACCGGCATCTTATCGTGTTTCTCTGGGCGATGTGCTCGGTGCTCCACCCCACGCCGCCGCAGATCAAGGCCGTGCGCGACGAGATCCACAGCGTGCTGGAGAGTCTGCGCGCCGGGCGGCTGCGCGAGAGCGACATCGTCGCCGCGCTCGCCGAGGAGGAGAACACCCTCACCGACTGGGCGCGGCGCGATCGGAGGTGAGTGCATGCCGAAAGCGATAGAATATTTTATCGACGGCGAGACGTTCCGCGCTATCAAAAACAGAAAAGAGAAGGACGCGCCGTGAGCGCGTCCTTTCCATACACAG